TTATGAAAGCTACAGAAATTTTAAACAAACTAAAGCAAGTCTTTGACGAAGCTTCTCCAAGTGTTGAACTTGAGAAGGTAGAAGAAGTTGTTGCTGAAGTTAAAGAAGAGACTGTTCTTGCTGAAGAAGTTAAAGAAGAAGTTAAAGAGGAAGTTGTTGCTGAGCAACCTTTGTACGCTACCTTATCTGACTTAACATCTTTAAAGAACGAAATCTTAGATATGTTGGCACAATTTGCTGAAGTATCTAAAGAGTACAAAAAAGAAGTACCATCTGAATTGTCTGAGGATGTTGCTGAAGAAGCTACAGAAGAGATCAAAGAAGAACTATCTGAAGAGGTATCTAAAGAAGTATCTGAAAAAGTAGAAGAAGTTGAATTATCAGCAGAAGAACCTACTGAAATTAATCATTCTCCTGAAGCTCAAGTAGAGACAAAAACACCAAAACTAAAATTTTCTAACAGAAAACCTTTAACAACTAAAGACAGGGTTTTCGCAAAACTATTTAATAATTAAGCTATGGCTACAACAACAAGTATTACAACTACATACGCAGGTGAAAAGATGGCAGGATTCATCTCTGCTGCGTTATTAAGTGCTAACTCTTTAGATAGAGGTGGTATGGAAGTAAAAGCTAACATCAAGTACAAACAAGTAATTAAGACTTTCGTAACAGACGATTTGGTTGCTGACGGTTCTTGTGACTTCGCTGACACTTCAACAGTAACATTAGGAGAGCGTTATTTAGAACCAAAAGAGTTCCAAGTAAATTTAGCTCTTTGTAAAAAAGACTTCCGTTCTGATTGGGATGCTATCTCTATGGGAATGTCAGCTCACGATAACCTACCTCCATCTTTCCAAGATTACTTAGTTGGATATGTTGCAGCTAAAGTTGCTGAGAAGATTGAAAACACAGTTTGGAAAGGTGCTGACGGTGCAGGTTCTTTTGACGGTATGAACGCTTTGGCTACTGCTGATGCTAATGTAATTGACGTAACAGGTGTATCTGCTGCTGCAGGTGGACTTACTGCTTTAAACATCATCGATGAATTAGGTAAGGTAGTAGATTCTATTCCACAGACTATCTACGGAAGAGAAGATTTATATATCTATATCTCTCAAAAAGCATACAGAGCTTATGTTCGTGCTTTAGGAGCTTTAGGTTTCGTTGATAGATTCAACAACCAAGATTTAGGTAGCTTAGTCTTTGACGGTGTTAAATTGTTTGTTGCAAACGGACAAGAAGATGACACTATGTTATGTGCACAATCATCTAACTTATACTTCGGTACAGGTCTTATGAATGACGCTACTAACGAAGTCAAGGTTTTAGATATGGCTGACCTTGACGGTTCTCAAAACGTAAGAATAATTATGCGTTATACAGCTACTGTAAACTTTGGAATTGGTTCTGAGATTGTACTTTACACTCCTCAAGCCTAATTAATTAACTAATCAAGAATCCCCTCATTAATTTGAGGGGTATTCTTATAAAAACTATAACAGATATGGCTTGTGATTTAGATACAGGTAGAGTTGAAGCGTGTAAGGAAAGTGTAGGTGGACTACGTAACCTTTACATCGCTAACTTTGATTCTACTTTATACTCTACAGCTACTCTAACAGCAGACGAAATGACTGCTTTAGCTTCAGCTATTACAGTATATAAATTCGAACTTAGAGGTGACAATAACACCTTTGAAGAAACTAACGAAAACTCAAGAGATAACGGTACTTCTTTTTGGACTCAAAACGGTACTTTCTCATTGAAAAAACAGGACTTAGCAACTCAATCTGCTTTAACTCTATTATCTTACGGTAGACCTCACATTATTGTTGAGGATTACAATGGTAACTACAGAATGGCAGGATTTGAAAACGGTTGTGAAGTAACTGTAAACACATCTACAGGTGGTGCTATGGGTGACTTAAGTGGTTACAATGTAACTTTTGAAGGTAAAGAAAGAACTCCTTCTACTTTTGTTGCTTCTGCAATTATGGGAGATGTAGCAGGATTTGATATTAGTACTGATGTAATTAATCCG